TCAGCCGCCGAAACCGCCGCCGCCGGCGGTGCGCCCGCTGGCATTGTCGTTGGCGCTGTTGTCGCCGCTCATGGAATTGGCGTTGTTGCCGGCCGCCGCGGCGTTGCCGAAGGCCGGATCGACGGCGGGCCGCGGCGCCGGCCGCGGGCTCGTTGCCTGGCTGCGACGCGGGGCTGGATCGGCCAGGGCCGTCGGCGCGGACAAGGCGAGCGCGGCCCAGGCCAGCACCAGGGCGGCGGCGGCACGGGCGGTGGGCGTGTCGGTTCTCATGGCGGTGTCTCCGGGCGGTCGCGACGAACAACCGCGGCGCCGGGTCTTTATTCCCCGGAATTCGCCCCTGCGCCAGAGCCGGACCCGGGAACCGATGCCGCGACGGCCGGTTGACCCGCCACAGCCAGACACAGGATGACCGATGGTGCAGAATCGCGATGGACGGATCACGGAAACCGCGACCGAGGCGCGCCAGGGCGAACCCGGTCCCTCGGTGCTGAACGTGCTGATGCTCAGCGTCGGCGGCGCGCTGGTGCTGATGGCGGTCGTCTGGTTCGTCTTCTTCACGACCTGACCGGCGCACCGCTCAATGGCGGTTCAGCGCCAGCCAGACGAGGCCGAGGCCGCCGGTGACGATCACGCTGACGGCGGCGGCGAGGCTGCGGCGCTTGACCGTCTCGCTGGCCTCGCGCCAGGCGCGCAGATGCGCAAAATCTTTCTGCACCGCGATCACCGCGTCGGCGTCGTCGGCATTGACGCCCAGCGCCAGGAAGACCTCCTTGACCGTCGCCCGCGCCGCCTGCTCGGCGATTTCGCGCACTTCCGAAGGTGAGGTCATCGCGCCTGCTCCCCTCGCCGCTGCGTTTCAGCGCCGCTGGAAGATGCGCGCGACGCGCTCCACCGCGCTGGCGCCGAAATAGGACACCACGATCACGTTGAAGACGCCCCACATCTGCGGATCGAGCGGATCGGTGGTGCCGAAGCCGAACACCTTGTCCCAGACCACCACCTTTCCGGCGAAGATCACGAACGGCAGCGCGAACAGCGGCCGGACCATCGCCGTGTACCAGCGCCCCTGCTCCACCCGCAGCAGCCGGCTCGCCTCGGCCCGGGCGGCGATCTCCGCCTCGATCTCCTTCTGCAGCAGTTCGAGCGCGCGCTGGTCGCTGGACCCCGCTGCCGTCAGGCGGGCGCGATAGGCCGCCAGCGCCGCGCCGAGCAGCGGCCCGGAGACCAGACTGAGCAGCCAGCCCATGGTCAGCGCGCCGCCAGCCCGCGCAGCCGCGCGAGGAACGTGACGGCGGAGATCACCAGCAGCAGCCGCGCCGCGGTGACCGGCTCGCCCACCGCCTCCGCGACCTGCTGGCGCAGCGCGGCATCGTCGAGCGCGGCGGCAAGCTGGTCGAGCAGCGCCAGCGCGGCGGCGGCGAGCGCCAGCAGATAGGACCAGGCGATGGTCAGCGAATGCAGGCAGGCCGACGACAGCCTGCGCCAGGCCGATTGCAAGGTTGCCATGTCATGAGCTCCGGTTGCGGGTGAACAGCGCGGCCAGGGCCGCCAGGGCCCGGGCGAGCGACGAGGAGACGCGCGCGGCAGGCCGCGGGGACGATGGCGGCTGCGCCGCGCCGGCGAAGGTGATCGAGGCATCGTGCGCGCGCATCGCCAGGATCAGGCAGGCGCAGCCGTGCTGGCGGTCGACCACGGTCGCATCGAAACGGCCGTCGGCGACATATTTGCCGCGGACATACTGGTCGGTGCCGGCCCAGACATAGGGTGACGGCAGCCCGCGCCGGGCATAGCCGAGGCCATTGTAGCGCTCGAGCAGCGTCATGGTGCCGCCGGGGCTCCAGTCGGCCCAGCGCGCCGCATGGGGCGGACAGGCCGTCAGGGCGTCCACCGCCGCTGCCTCCCAGCTCGCAAACGGCCCGCGCCCCGCCGGCACATGGGTCGACACCCGGTCCCACGGATCTCCCTGCGCCAGGCTGGCGCCCCAGTCCTGGCCACTCTCCCGCTGGTGAATGACGGCGATCACGAACCACGGCACGCCGGTCCGCGCGGCGACCGCCAGATAGCGCGACTTGGCCGCGACCAGGCGACGGGCAACGGTACTGGCGTCGCGCGTGATCCTGGCAGCAGCCCAGCGGCGGGCATTCGCCGCGATAAGCGTCGGGATGTCGGGCATGGGGGTGGCTCTGAACGTGAAATGCTGCTCCGGAGGGCAGCCAGTTGGACTACCGACCTTGAACCCTAAGGTTGAGTCAGCAAGGCGTTTCTCGTTCAATCGACGAGCGCAAGACTTCCAAATGTTGTGTGGTGAATGCCGTTACAAGGCCGAGGCTGTCTACATCAACCTCAGCAGAGAACTCAAAAACTTCTACGCCTGCCGCATCAGCTATCGGGAGCCGAGTTTACAGTGTGGCTTTACATCGTGGCGGAAAACGGCATCTATGAAAGTCGATCAGGTGGAGATCTACGTCGAAGGGTTTGAGAACAAGTTACAGAACTGTGGCGGACGGCCGTTGCCACCGAACGTCGTGAACGCGAGCATTCGACAAACAATCGCACTGCCGAGATGATTGAGCGCAGTAAACCTTTAGATTGGCAGACGCTACGCATCACTCTTCACGACATTATCAGCCAAAGTCAGACAACCCTTAGTAGATAGGGCAGCACGATCGCGGGCGGCATGTTTGGGAAATTTTGCGACGTGCCGCCTTGCGCAGTACCAGTGAATGATCCAGTGAACGAGCTTCCTGGGATGGTAATGTTGGCAGAGTTAACTGCAACGTTAGTGCCGCCAGTGCTGGCGCCCGCAAGGAACTGCAGCGCAGAAAAGCTATACGAACCGCCGATCGTTATTGAACCTGATGGTGTGTAAGGCGGAAGATTAGCAGTCGACAACTGCGATATTTCGCTGCCGCCTGTTGCGCCAGTGCTGGCGCCGTTGATCCCGCTTCCTCCGCTAGTAATCCGCGCCGCCACCACCCCGCCCATGTCATCTTTCCCGACCGGCACCCTGCCGCGCAGGTCCGGGATGTTGAACGTCGTCGTCCCGTCGCCCCCGCCGAATGTCGTGCCGACCAGGGCAAACAGCGCCGCATAGGCGGTTCGGCTGATGGCCTGGCCGTAGGGCAGCACGAAGTTGCTGGTGGGCGGCGCCGCGCCGATGAAGGGCATCAGTCCGCCGACCGGCACCGCGTAGGGCAGCGCCAGGAAGTTGCGCAGATAGAACGCGCCGTCGGTGCCGTTGTAGAGCACCACGTAGGGCGTGCCCTGCACCAGCGTGCCGGGCGGCAGCTCGAGGCCGGGCGCGAGGCGCAGCGGCCGCGCGCCGAGGCCGTCGACGTTCAGCGTCGCCGCGCCGCTGTTGGTGGCATGCGGCGTGAAGGCCAGCTGCGCGCCGCCGAGGCTTGCCGGCGCGTCGAAGGCCTGGCTGGAGGCCAGCGTATAGGCCGCGCCGCTGCCGCCGGTGAGGCTCGCGCCGGAAACGTCGTCGCGATATTTCGCCACGGCCGCCATCAGGCCGCGCGCGCCGTCATTGACGGCGCCCGGCGCCATGCCCTCCGGAAACGGACAGCTGGAGTCCGCGGTGCCGTTGTTGGCCGCGGTCTTCGACCACTTCCACAGCGTCATGATCGCACCCCCACATCTGCCGGATGGTCGCTCACTTGCCGAAGCCGATGCTCGCGCGCGGCCACAGCTGGCCGAGCCCGTTCATGATGGTCGCGAACTGCTGCGCGCCGCTCATCCGGTTGTCGGTGTTCGACGTCCCGGTCTGCGTGCCGAAGGCCTGGGCGACCGGGGAGATCGCGCCGAGCAGGGTCTGGTAGTTGCCGGTCGGGATGGCGAAGCGCTGCTGCTCGGCATTGAGCATCAGGGTCGGCGCCCAGCTCTGCGCATCCAGCGCGCTGGTCGCTAGCCCCGCGCCGGCCTGGGCATTGGCATTGGCCGCCGCGCGGGCGCCGTTGAGCAGGCCATAGGTGGTGTTGCCGGCATTGTAGAGGCCGGTTGCCGCGTCCATCCGGCGCTGCAAATCGGTGTTGTATTGCTGCGCCAGCAGCGGCGCGGCGGCTTGCGTATAGCCCCGCGCCAGCGCCTGCTGGTTGGCCACCGAGCCATCGCGGCCGGCGGCGGCGAACTGGCCGTTGATGGCGCCGCTGGTGTCCGCCAGCAGCGTGTCGAGCTGGCTTTTCAGCGCGGCATTGGGCCCGTCGCCGGTGAGCGGCGCCATCGCGGCCTCATAGCCGGCGAGCCCTTGGCGCAGCGCGCCGTCATTGGCCTGGCTGCCGCCCCCCTGCAGCAGGCCCGTGGCCGCCGATCCGATCAGCCCGGCATAGGGATTGCCCGCCGCCGCAGTCGCCGCGATCTGGTCGAGCGCGGCGCTGGCGGCCGGGCTCAGGCCCGCCTTGCCGACCTGCCCGTTCAGCGCGGAGAGGATGCCATCGATCGCGGGCTGCGCCTGGGCATAGGGCGAGGCCTGCTGGGTCGTGGTGGTGGTGGAATGCGAGGTGCCGCCCATGGCTCAGAGCTCCTTCTCGATGCAGATCCAGGCGAGACGATAATCCGGCAGGACGCGCTGCCAGCCGCGGCGGCCCTCGATGCGGATGGCGCGGCAGCCGAGGTCGCGGGCATAGGCCTCGATCGGCGCCAGCGCCTCGACCCAATTCCGCAGCCGCCGGCCGCCGCAGGCCAGCACCCGCAGGATCCGTCCGCGCGGCACGCCGACCGCTTCGGTGACGCAGGCGGCGCACAGCGCCTGCCCGTCCCACAGCACCCAAAGCAGCGCCTCGCCGCGCAGCAGCAGTTCTCGCAATGCATCCGCCGTCCAGTCGCCGCAGCGATCGGCGGCGGCCGTCAGCCAGGGCGCCACATGCGGCCAGATCGCGGCGATCCGATCGGGCGCGACGCACCACGTGCCGGCCGGCGGCGGCTCAGCCGAGACAGACATAGAAGAAAGTCCGGTCGGTCTGCGGCAGATTGCGATGGGCGACCGTAAAGGCGCGGTTCGCAACAGCGCTGACGAAGCAGGCGCCCGCGGCGAGTTCGGCCGCCGCGCTGGCGCTGCGCGGAAACAACAGCACGGCGCTGCCCTCGGCGCAGTTCGGCGCCGCCTGTATCGTCGCATTGCTGCCCGCCGCCAGCGTGACGATGCCGGCGGCATTGGAGCGCCCCGCGGCAAGCTGCTGCAGCACCAGGGCAAAGCGCTGCAGGTCGCGTTCCTGGGTGGAGATGCCGAGCGTGGTCATGGGATTTCACCGCTTCCCTGTCAGCACCAGGTCCGGCTCTACGCCGGCGATGAAGCTCCAGCCGGTCGCGGCCGGGATGCGGCAGCGATAGCGGCAGTAGCGGGTGTCGGCGACGAGGTCGCAGCGGCCGGTGACGGGGTTGAGCGGCACCTCGGCGGTGTGCACCGCGGCCGCGCCTTGCGTCTCGCGCCGGCTCGCGGCGCCGAACAGTACCGGCGCGTCGGTCACCGGGCGAAAGCCGCGCAATTTCAGGCGGCGGCCGTCCGTGCCCTGCTCGGCGCTTTCCAGCCGCGCCTCCAGCGCCGGGCCGCGGAAGAAGTTCAGCCGGTGCGCGGCGTCGAAGGCGCCGAGCTCCGGCGTCGCCGCGATCGAGAAGCTGTCGAGCGACGACGTCATGGCGTCGATCGAGGCGCTGAAGGCGTCCAGCGCCTCGAGGGTGAGGCCGGGCTGCGCCACCTGCAACAGATATTCGCCGCCAAGCTCGGCCAGCGTGAAGCGGTCCAGCGCCACATCGTAGACGAGGATCCTGTCGAAGCCGCCGCTCGGTCCGTTGACGCTCTTGTAGGCCCACAACACCCGGGCGTTGCGGGGATCCGCCGCGCCGGTGAACAGCTGCAGGTTCGCCGGATCGAGGTCGGCGAGGAAGCTGCGATCGACCCGCTCGCGCCCGATCGGCACCGGAAAGCCGCCGGGGTCGATGCGGTGAAAGCCCTGGGCGGCATGGAAGAACACCGAAACGCCGGCGCGCACGATGCTGCCGGGCGCGAACACGCCCTTGTCCTGGACGATGCGCTCGATCTGGAACACGATCGGCGAGCCCGGCAAATAGCTCATCCGCCGGATCGCGCTGTCCTGCAGGATCACGCCGGTCTCGCCGCCGGCGACGCCGCGGACGTAGCCGCCGTCCGGCAGGTCCTGGTAGTCGGACGAGTTGACGCCGGGTGTCCAGCTGGACGGTCCGTTGACGTCGTTCAGCCCCGACCACTGCACCCGCTGCGGGTTCGACAGCAATCCGGACAGCACGACGAAGCGCCCGACCACGTCGACATAGCGCGCCTGGGGCGGCGCGCCGGCGAGATCGGCGAAGGCGGCGGAGCTGCCGAGCACGAACACCTGCGGCGCGGTGTTCGCCTGCACGGCGATGACGAGGCTGTTGAACTGGGCGAAGCGCCACTGGTCCGCCGCGGGCACGGGCGTGTAGCTTACCCCGCCCTTCGACACCCGCGTCCAGCCGAAGTCGGTGTTGTTCAGCACATAGAGGTCGGTCGCGGTCGCCGCAAAGATCGCCACCGATCCGTCGCCGCGGAAGGCCACGCAGGCGCCGCGGCAGGCCGCCGGCAGCGCGGCGGACAGCGGCGCCAGTCCCGGAAACGGGCCGTAGCCGTCGCCGCGCGGCACCACGTTGACCAGGCTGCGGGAGGTCGCCGCCTGGTAGTCGGCGACGTCGGGACGGTAGTCGCCGAAGGGCACCAGCGGCATCTCCCCCTCCTCCGTGACGGTCGCCTCACCAGCCCGCCGGCTCGATCATCCCGGTGGCCATCCGCGCCGAGGTCTGCTGGCGCAGGTTGGCGAGCAGCCCCGGCAGCTGGGCCTGCATCCGGGTCGCGGCCTCGGCGTCGTCGAGCACGTCGAGATAAAGCAGCATCTTGGCGTGGGTCCGGACCAGATGTTCCGCGTCGGTGGTCCAGGCATTGCCGTCGTCGTCGCCGGCGAGCGCCGGCAGGCGATGATGGGCATGGAGGCGCAGCGACAGCGCCAGCAGCGGCGTCGGCCAGAGCCGCAGCGTGTCGTCGATGGTGGCGAAGGCGGTGGGACGCCCGCTGCCGGCCATGCCGCCGGCAACGATCTCGAAATCCACCGGCTCGAAGCGATCGAGCGGGTAGATCGACTGGTTGCGCGGCAGGAAGACCGCGTCGATGCGGATGAAGTCGGCCACCGCAGTGCCGTCCGCGGACGCATAAGCCGCCTGGCCCGGCACGGTCGTCAGGGTGAAGTTGCGCGAGACGTTGAACCAGAAGCGCTCGTTCTCATAGCAGGCGATGGCGTCGGCGATCTTGCCGGCGGTCTGCGCCGCGAGATCGTCGCGGCCGAGATCGCTCGCGATCGCCGCCTTGAGCGCTCCCAGCGTCGCCATCTTTCACCTCGCTCGGAAAACGGACGCGCCGCGCAGGCCAGACGACGCGGCAGCTCCTCCGCCGCGCCGTCCTGTTGACGGCTCAGAGATCGTTGTTGGGCACGTATTCGATCACCACCGTCGCCTGGCCCGCCGACGCCGAGGTGCCGGTCTGGGCGAACAGCGCGAACACCTGGGCGTCGCTCGCGAGCGGGCCGAGCGCGGTGCCGGTCGGCTTGACGTTCTGGGTCAGCCCGGTCGCGGTCTCGGCGACGTCCGCGGCCGCGACGATGTTGTCGTAGCTCGGGTTGTTGATGCCGACCGTCAGCACGTTGGTGGTGCCGGCATTGAAGGCGGTGCCGACATGGATGCTGGTGCGCAGGATCAGCGCGCCCTTGGGCAGCCACTGCTTGCCGGCACCGGCGGCGATGCCGGGATCGCTGTAGCCGACGGAGAAACGCAGATAGTGGGTCTGCTGCTGGTTGAGCTGGCGGGCGCTCGAGCCCGCGATGCCGGTGGTCATGGCTGATCTCCGAGAATGAGAAAGGACACGCGGCGAGGACCGGCCCGGGCTGCGCCGGGCCGGCAGCAGCCGTCAGTGCGCGACGGCGTAGGTGGTGGCGACGATGGTGCCGAAGTCCTGGCCGTTGAAGACGGCCTTCTTGACGCCCCAGATGGTCTGGGACGAGACGCCGAGCTCGCGCTCGTAGTCGAACAGCTGCTCGACCCACTTGTAGTTCACGCCCTCGGCGAACTCCCTGCCGAAGGCGAGCGCACCGGCCTGGGCGCCGCAGAACACCGCCCGCCGCGTCGCCGCCTGGACCGCGCCGGCATTGCTGATGCCGTTCGGGATGCGGTTCGACTTGTGCAGGATGACGCCGTTGTACTCGCCGAGCGCGCCGGTGTAGAGCGGCGACTTCGAGCCGGCGCCGCCGGCCAGTGCCGCCTTCTGGATGTCCAGCCACTGCCCGCTGCCGGTGTTGGTGCGCAGGTCCGTCACCTGGTAGTCGTGCAGGAACATCAGGTACTTGTTCTCGCCATTGATCCGGATCGGCCGGATCAGCGGGCTCGCCACCCCGGCGCGCTCGACACAGGCATCGATGGCGGCGAGGTTGAAGGTCTTGCTGCTGTCGCCATTGATGGTGGCGTCGTCGCCGGCACCGCCGGGCCGGTAGATCCGCGTCGGCGCCACGATGGCGTTGTTGCCGGCATAGCGCATGTCGGTGACGAGGGTGTTGCCGGCGAGGTGGTTGAACATCGCCGTGTCGAAGCGGTTGGAGAACCAGTCCTTGAGGCCGCTCTTGGCCTCGTCGCGCAGGCTGAAGGGCACCCGCTGGGCATCGATGGTGTTCTTGTTGCGCACCCGGACGGCATGGGCGAGCTCGTTGATGAGAACCTTGTCCGAATAGGTCGTCAGGCTCTCTTCGTTGCCTTCCAGGGTCTGCGCCTCGGTGACGCCGTCGCCCGACAGCTGCATGCGCAGGCCGAAGGTGACGCTGTCGCCGGCATTGGTGGCGGTCTCGGCCTTGAGCTGGATCATGTTGTCCGAGGCGGCGCCCATGAAGCGGCTGAAATAGGTCTCCTTGAGCGCCTCGGCGGCCAGCTTCTTGGCCCACAATTTGTTCGAGAGCGTGTCGTTCACGCCATAGGTCGTCGATGCCATGGGGGCGATCTCCGGTGCGAGGATGACGGGATGGCGGCGCTGAACGACGAATGCCCCGCGCGCAGCAGCAGCGCAGGGTCAATCAATCCATTCAGCGGGGGCCGGAATGTCGTCTCCAGTCGGACGATGCTGGCGCTTTACGACCGCCGGTCGGTCATCATCAGCGGGCGAACCCGGCCCGGCGCAGATCGCGCCGGGGTCGAACAGCCGCGCAACACGACGTCGCACGGCAAACGTCATCGAGGCGGTCAGGCGCGCGCATGGACGAGGCGCGCTGCGGAGCGGTCAGTGCACGGTGGCGAGCGGCACCACGGTGGCGACGTTGCCGGCGCCGTCGAACGCGACGATGCAGAGGCCAGCCAGCATGGCCTGGGGCATGGATTTGGTCAGGGACCGTGCCATGCTGCGCCCCCGCCGCGCCGCGCCGGCGGCGTTGAGCCAGTATTCCCCGGCGGGCTTGTCGAACGAGGTCAGGTCGGTGAGGCCGAAACTGTACTTCTGCATCGCTGGTACTCCCGGAACGCGCGATCAAGAACCGACGTCAATGACGGCCGTTCCTTGACCAGGTGTTACTTTCCCCGCAATTCACAGCCGTCCACAGGCGGTATTCCGCCTGCAGCCCTTGCGTATTGGCCGGTCAGTGCCGCCGTTGCTCCAGATCCGCCGCGTTTAGCACCGCCGCATAGACCTGACGATTGGCGCTGTCGCGCACCACGATGCGGTGCCGGCCATCCACCAGCTCCGGCTGCGCCTGGGCGAGGTGCTCGGCGATCTCGTCCGCGATCTCCCGGGCCTGGGCTTCGTCGTGACAGTCGTGGCTGCCGCGGTCGGCGATCACCCGGTGGTCCTCGAGGTTGAAGCGATAGCGCGGCATGCGGACAGAAACAGCGAGCGCAGTTGGTCGTTCCCCGCCCTCTACCGACGTCGTTTTGGTTGCGATTTTACGCTAGACTTAGAATTGGGCTTCCAGTCGGAGTCGCCGTGGTCGACCGGATTGCCACCGCAACGTTCGCTCACATTGCCTCGTGCACACTCTTCCACAGTATTGTACTTCCGCACACCTTTGCTGCGACCATAGTTACCGGGATCGAACATATCCCGACACATTTCTCGCGCGTCCTCCCATTCCTTGTCGCAATCGGGATCACCATTCAGGACGCCGGTATCGCGACGCAGGATGTTCCAGAGCTTGGTATTGCCCTCGACGAACATCTTGCGCCATTCGCGCAGGATGTCCGGGGGCACCGGCGAGAAGAGACGCGGAGGCTGCTCTGCGTAGTCCATCACCTCCGTCACCGGCGCGCGGTCGTCGGAAGCGCCGATCGCGGGCTGCGCGAACGGCGCGAAGCCGAACGGTGCGACGGCGGGGCCAGGACGGCGGGGCTGCATCGGGAAGGGCATCGGCGGTCTCCTCTGGCAGGCGTTTGAAGCGAAGCGAGAAGGTGCGTGACGACGGCGCTCACCCGCCGAGCAGGCGCCGCGCCCGCGCCGGATTGCGGCTGCACCAGGCGTCGAAATCCTCCATCGACATCCGGGCGAGCTGCTCGGCGCTGACTTCGGCATCGCCGGCGCGGGCGCCGGTCGCCGACAGCGTCTTGTTGGCCTCGCGGCCGCGCGCGATGGACGCGAGCCGATCGGGTCCGGCGGCGGCGGGGCGGTAGCCGCGCTGGGTGGCGAGGCGGTAGATCACCTCGGCCGGGCTGCTGCCGCGCGCCAGCGCTGCCTGCGCCACCGCCATTTCGTCGGCCTGCACCGCCTCGTGCAGCGCGCGCGGATCGTCGATCCCGATCGCCTGCAGCTCGGCGAGGCGTGACTGCAGCAGATGGGCATAGGCGGCGCGGAAATCCGGCGTATTGGCCTCGAAACGTGCGGCATCGGCGCGGTAGGCGCTGACCAGGGCGTTGCGCTCGTTCTCTTCATGGCGCTCCGCCTCCTGGCGGTCGAGCCGCGCCTTCAGCTGCGCCAGGGTCTGGCCCGTGCTCTTGACGGCCCCGACCAGGTCCTCTTCCGCCTTGGGCGGCGGCGCGGCTTCGGGCCGGCTCAGCCAGTCCAGCACCTCGAAGCGGCCACGCAGGTCGGCGACCTGGCGCTCGAGCTGCTGCCGCGCCCGGTCGCTCTCCTTGCGGCGGTTGCGCTCCTCGTGCAGGGCCGCGAGCGACACCATCCGCTCCGCTTTCGCCGGCGGCGTCTCCCCCTCTCCCGCGGGCGGCTCGTCTTGCGGATCGGGAGCGAAGCTGTCGCCGGGCGCGGCGTCGGGCGCCTCCGTCGCGCCGAGTCCGGCGTCATGGCCCGGTCCGGCGCCGTCGGCGCCGCTGATGCTGTCGATCATGAGGGGCGATCCTGGAAAGGCCGGAGGCTGCCGGCGCAGTGCGGACATGTCCGCGAAGGTCTTCACGCGCTCAGCAGCAGCACCGTCAGCGCGGCCCGGCGGCGGCGGGCGAGATCGGCCGCCCGCGCCGCGGACAGAGACAGCTGATCGAGAACCGGGGGCGCACCCATCGGTGGCGAGCGGGGCGGCGCGACCGAAAAGGCCGGCCACGGCTGCGTCCTGATCGGCTGCGGCGTCTTGCGGGAGATCCTCTGCAGATCACGCTGCCGCTGCAGCTCCTCAAGGTAATGCCCGACGCCGCCGAGCTTGAACTCGTCGTCGTCGCCCGTGCGCGTCAGCACCCACGGCCCGACCGCGAGGCTGTAGGAGGTGCCGGCGGCCACCATGGTGACGGTGCCGAGCGCCGCGCGCCCGCTGACCGCGTAGCTGCCGCCGGCCGACGTCTGCGTGACGGTGTCCGTGCTGGCCTGCCCGGTCAGCGCGTAGCTGCCCGGCGCCGCGGCCTCGCGCGGGTTGAGGCTCGCCGCCTGGCCGGTGAGCGCATAGGCGCCCGGCGCCGCCGGTTCGCCGACCTTGAACGCCGCCGCCTGCCCCGTGAGGCTGTAGCCGCCGGCCACACTCGCCATGGCGTCGAGGAACGCCGTGGTCTGGCCGGCGATGGCATAGGCGCCGGTCGCCGCGGCGATCCGGTCGGCGAAGGCAACCGCCACACCGGTGATGCTGTAGGCGCCGGCCGAGGCAACCAGGAACGTTGTCGAGCCGGCGATCGACCGCGGGCCCGTGCCGATCGCCCAGACGCCGACGGCGCCGAGGCCGAGCATTTACGACAGCCTTCCGCGGGTGTCGCACCAGCCATAGGTGCGCAGGTCGAAGGCTGCCAGAGAGCCGCCGAAGACGATGTTGACCTGGCCGCTGGTGTTGGTCAGCAGCCGATGATGCGCCCCGGTGCTTCGCGTGGCGGTCGAGCCGTTCGCGGTGAGACCGAAAGTGGCGAGCCCGGTGTCGTTGGTCGAGGCGCCCGTCGTCTCCAGGTCCGGCGAGCGGAACTTGCCATAGACCGCGTTCGTGGCCGCCTGACCGTTGACGTGGAAGAACGGCTCGACGCGAACACCAGTGGGCACGTTGAGGGTGTAGGCCGTGTCTGTGGTGTTGGGCGACGTCGTCGAGTCCTGGGTCGGCGCGCTCCAGTAGAAATTGTCCTCGAACTGCTTGAAGGCGATGATCTGGCTGGAGCCGTTGGTCTTGAAGCTGCCGATCCGGCGCTTGTGGGTGTAGTTCGTCGGCAGCGTCGGCGCCGTCGCGCTGGTCGAGAACAGGATATCCACCACGCCCGTATCCGGCCGCATGATGACGAAGACGTGGTACCAGGTGCTGGCCGCGACGGAGCCGGTGTCGAGGCCGCCGTTGCCGCTGCCGACCGCCCAGGCGCCCGTCGTCTTGCTATAGGCCGAGGCCAGCGTCATCATCAGCGGCAGCGTCGCGTCGCTGGCGCATTCGCCGGTCGCCATGTCGAGCACGGTGTTCGGCGAGGTGCCGTCGTTGGACAGCGTCAGGCCCCAGATGTGGCCGCGCGGCGCCTGGATCAGCCGCAGAGCGTCCGCCGCTTTCACCGTGCAGAACACCTTCGGCGCCGCGGTGAAGCTGATCTTCGACGTATTGCCGGCCGAGTTGGCGATGACGCTGCTGCGCGCCAGCGTCGTGCCGGCCGAGGTGTAGGCGCCCTCCCCGATCTCCCATTCTGAGAGGTCGTCGGACTCGGCGCGATAGGTGTAGATCGTCCCGTTGACGGCGCCGGCGCCGGCCGGCGTGCGATAGCCGCTTAGCGCAGCCGTCGGCACAAAGTCGCCGGTGCCCGACGACGTCGCCCGGAAGCCCATGGCATCGAGGAAGCCGGTTGCCATGGCCTCAGCCGCCCGTCATGCCGCCGAGCGCGCGGGAGAGCTGCGCGATGCTGTTGTTGAGCTCGTAGAGCGGCGCCTCGGCCGCCGAGATCTGCGCCTCGAGAGCCGGCACGCCGGCGGCGGCCTTGGCGGCCTTGGCCAGCAGCGCGTCCCGCTGCTCGCGCAGCGGCGCCACCATCGCCTGGATGGCGTCGCGCTCGGCGCAGAGCTCGGCGAAGCGTTGGCGCAGCAGCGTCAGGGTGTCGGTCTCGGCCATGGGATCCTCAAGCGAGGGTGAACAGCCCGTTGACCTGATCGAGGTCGACGGTGAAGCTGTTGCCGTTGGTGAGCGTGATGCTGGTGCCGTAGTCCCAATAGGCAATCAGCGGCTTCAGCGGGCTCGCCGGCGTGTCGTTGTAGAGCACGGCATAGCGGAACGGGCCGATCGAGCCGCCGGACGCGGTGAAGGTGACGTCCGCCACCACCAGCTTGTAGGTCCCCGAGGACTGCGCGCCCGAGGAGAACACAGCCTGGTTGCCGCCGGCGGTATAGCCGTTGCCGGCCGAGATCTCGGTGATGTCCGCCTTCACCGCGTTGGTCGCGACCGGCGCCGTGTTCGTCAACATGATCTTCAGCGTGTCGCTGTTCATGTTGTGGACCTTCTTGGCGAGGTCCTCCACGAAGGGGTTGAACTTGGTGTAGCTCGCCACGGGTCACCTCACTGCATGGCGCCGGGCGCGGGCATGGGCCCGACGCCAATCGGCTCGCCGTTCTGGTCGCGGATGATCTGCTTCGGCGCCGTCAGCGCGCCGGCCAGCGCCTGCATGCCCTGCTGGAACTCCTGCATCATCATCATGAGCACCGCCGAGGGATCCGCCGCCGGCGCCGGCAGCGGCAGGCCATCGGGGCCGATCGCCGGCGCGCCCTGGCCGAACTGGCGCAGGCTGTCGGCGGCGGCCTTGCGCAGCTCGAGCTGGGTCTTCGCCTCGGTCTCGGCCCGCATGCCCTCGATCTTCGCCTGCGTCAGCGCGTTCTGTCGCCCGATCTCGGCCTGCGTCTTGGCCTGCTCGTGCTGCAGCTCGGCATCGCGCCTGGCCTGCTCCGGATCGCCCTGCTGCTGGCTCGCCTCGATGCTCTTGCGGATGTCCTCCTGGGCGCTGGTCGGCAGGGGCGAGTACTTCAGCAGCGCCAGCCACGTCGCCGGCGGCAGCATCTTCCCGATCACCGGCAGGATCTGCTGCAGCAGGCTCCACGTCGCCTCCTTCTGGTTGGCCGAGCTCGGCGCCTCGTCGACGATGACGTCATAGGTCGCGCTGCCCTGCTGCCGCACCAGCGGCACGTAGCGGGCGCCCTCCTCGCCGACGATGCGGATCAGCCGGCCATCGGACAGGTAGTTCTCGATCATGAAGAGCAGCATCCGGCCCTGCTCTTTCCGGTAGCGCCGCAGGCTGTCGAACAGCGACTGCAGGATGGTCATCGAGGCCTGCTTGCGCTGACGGTCGAGGCTGGCCGCCTGGCCAGCGGTGTTGGCCATGCCCAGGAGTTCGACGTTGACACCGGACGTGTCGCGGATCGAGGCGATGGCGAACTGCATCAGCTCGAACGAGCCCTGCGGAAACTGACTCACTGGCTTGGCCATGAACTTGGGACCGGGCCCCGACATCGCCCCCTGCTTGAGGTAGGTCACCGCCTCCTGCCGTGCCCAGCTGGCCTCCCCGTCGGCGTCATTCTCGAAGAACTGGCCGCGCTCAACAGCGATGCCGCCCTTGGCCGAGGTGTTCATGATGTGCATGGTCTGGGCCATCCAGCGGTTGGCCCAGCGCTGCGCGTCCTTCATGCCGCGCACCATGCCGTACCAGCTGTTGCGGTTGCGGTCGCGCTTGCCGGTGATGCACTTGAAGCTGAAATGGTCGCGGCATGGCGCCTCGCCGATCTCCAGCAGCACGCGGCCGAGAAAGGCCTGGCGATACACCTTTCGCACCGTGGTGGTGTAGCGCAACTCGCCGCCCAGCGAGGCCGCCTTCGCCTGGAGCTGTCGCAGTTCCTCCGGCCCCAGCACCGTCACGGCGGCACCGGAAGGATCCGACGGGTCGACGACCATGTAGGCCGGCTGGCGCTCCCACCATTGCGCACGGACCATGGTCACGGTCCGGTCGCCGCCCCCCTCGCCCGCGGGGCGCGGCTTGTCATAGAAGCGGCCGTCGAGGTGAAGCGGCTCGGCGGCGTCGGGCGCATCGTCGACCCAGGCGGCATGGTAGTCCGCGTCCTCGAACGCCTCGCCTGGGCAGAGCGCTCGCGCCTCCTCGATCGGGATGTCGCGGCGGATGTGGAACACCCGCCGCATGTCCGCCAGGTTTCGCTTGCGCGCGGAGGCGTCCCAGACCATTTCCAGCGGATCGATGCGCTCGATCCGGGGCATTCCTTCGGGAGCGGTCTCGTAGTCGAGCCTCGTCTCGGTCCACCCCATCCCGCAGATCACGGTGTCCCGGAACGCATCGCTTTCCTCATCCTCGGCATCGCACTGGTCGCGAAACCACTTCGCGGCCGCCGTCAGCACCTCGTTGACCGCCACGTCGCCCTGGCTCCGGGGAATGAACTGGACCTCCTGCCGGTTGGCCACTTCCGACCCGGCGACGCTGTCGATCACGGGTTCGATCCGGTTCATCACGATGATCGGCCGGTTCATCTCGCGCAGCCGCGCCTTGTCCTCCTCCGACAGCTGCTCGCCGGCGGTGAAGCCGAAATCCTCCCTTGCCTCGCGGCGCCAGGATTCCTGCCGGTCGTGGTCGTGCTGGAACCAGGATTTCAGTCGGGCGAAGAGACGTTCGGAATCGCCCGTCTCGTCGGACGTCCCGCCGTCAGCCCGCCCATCGGCAGGGCTCTCATGGTGATCGATCCCGGTCATGCCGACTCCCACGATCCGCCGCGCGGCGGACGACGCACATAGCGCCCCTGCGGCTTCAGCAGCGACGCCTCGTGATAGCCCTGCGCGAAGTTGCGGAAAGCATCGGCCCCGTTGGAGGCCCAGTTGTGCAGCGGCCGATCGCGATAGGCCGACAGGGTGTCGTCCCATTCCCTTCGGTAGTTGCGCAGGGCCTTCAGGCCGGTCTCGCAGCGGACGGGGTCGATCACGGCCCGCGCAAACATCCGCCTCGCGGCATTGATGCCGTCATTGACGTCGCGCACCCGCGGCACGGCGATGATCGGGCTGACGCCGAGGTTGCGCAGCGTGTCGAACCGGCTGGTGCCGTTCGCAAGCTCGGTCACCATGACGTCGTGCGGAAGATAGTGGGCACCGAACGTATAGCCCCCCGCCTCGCGCCGCCGGTGCAGCTCGGCGACGTAATGATCGAGCCCGTGGCCGCTGTTCTCGTAGTAGTCGACGAAGCGGATCTCCAGGCCTGCGACCTGGATCAGCCAGATGGCGTTCTTGTCGTTGAAGCCGAGGTCCCAGCTGGTCAGGACCTGCAACCCGGGATCGATCGGAATCCGGGTCAGCCGGCGATCGGCTTCCATGCGCATCAGCTGTTCGGCGTAATAGGAGCCCTCGATCGCGGTCTCGAACGCTTCCTCAGGCGTGGAGGGAAACTCCCGCTTCATGTCTGCCTGCTGCTGCTCCGCCTTCTTCACATACCAGGCGCATTGTGCGGGGCTGAGCTCGATCCCGCGCACGGCGAGGGACCGGAAGTAGCTGTCAAGGGACGGCGGCACGTCGATGCCTGCTGGCTCCAGCGCGTAGCTGTCGTCCTCCCACCAGGCCGAGAAATGAAACTTGAAGTCCATCGCACTGAGCCGATCACCGAGCAGCGTCCGGCTGCGCGCCGTCTGGCAGAGATCGAAGAAGTGTCCGCTCTGGCCCTCCGCCGTGCTCTCGATGAATACGGCCTGGTCCTTCCCGAGGGTGTTCAGCGCGCCGGAGCGGACCTCGCGGGCCTTTTCCGGGTATTTGGCGCAGATCTTCCCGTATTCTGAGATGTGGAGATATTGCAGGGTGCCCGACCGGAGCGAGGTGCCGACCCGGATGCCGCTGTTGTTGGAGAGCAGCAGCTCGGTGCTGCTGCACTTGATCGGGAAGACAGTTTGGCGGACCAGGCCGGGAAGATTGTCGTAGGGGAATTTGATCTTGTCTCGGAAGATGACCTCCGCGTCGGGCAGCGTATGCGCGATCGTGCCGCCCCTGACGTGGGAATTGAAGACGCAGGCGTCGAGCATGACGAGCTGGATGAACGTCGTGAATCCGCGCTGGCGCGCCTTCAGAATGACGTTCTGGGTGTGCACGCCGTCCAGCAGCGCCAGCTGCGCCGAGTTCATGCGGAACGGAATGCGGTGACCGTGCCGGTCGGTGATGAAGTAGAGATTGTCGAGGCGCCAGCGCCGGTCCGCCCAGTCCTCAGTTTCGCGGAACAAGGACGCGGGTCTTGCCATCGATTGCCCGCATGATCTCGCCCATCCTCTCGGCGGGCGTCTGCACCGCCGGCGTGACGGGGTCCGCGTCACGGTCGGGCAGGACACGGGCGAGGACCCAGCGCCGGCACTCGATGCGAAGCTTGTCGCGGGCGAGACGGGCAGCCTCGCTGCCGCCTTCGGCATCGCCGGAGCGGCTGACGCGATCGGCCTGGTCGGCGATGTCGATCATCTCGTCCGCCATCAGATGGTACCCGATCTGCCGGGCCGCCCGGTAACGCGCGCCGAACCCGTCGGGATCCTGGCGGACCCACGCCACGACGGCAGAAGCCGGCGGCATTCCGTCTGCCCGGCAGATCGAGAGCAGCGTGCGACCGCCCTCCAGCTCCGTGCAGACTTTGTCCTGGATGTCACGGCGTCGCGGTCCGCTTTGGTCCGTCAT